GAGATAGGCTCCGGTCTCGTGGGCTCGGAGATGTGTATAAGAGACAGGAACAGAACGGGAGATTTATCCCACATCTGGCCACCTGGCTCAATCAGGGGCGGTGGGAGGACGAGGTAGAGGGTGCTGACGGAAATTGGCCCGGGCAAGGACGGAGCTCAACAAATCAATTTTTAGACCTGCTGGAGAAGGTGAGAAAGCAATGAACCTGGAGGAAACGCTTGCCATCATGGGAGTTTTGCAGATTGCTTACCCAACATACTACCGAGGCGTTGGGGAAGAACAGGCGCTTGCAGCGGCGAATTTGTGGGCGGAAATGTTTGCGGATGATTCGCCGGCCCATGTTGCCGCAGCGGTAAAGGCGCTGATCGCCACGGACGAGAAGGGCTATCCGCCCAGCATAGGGGCGGTAAAAGCTCAGCTGATAAAGATCACTCAGCCTTCGTCTATGGCCCCTGTGGAGGCGTGGGGGCTTGTCTGGAGGGCTATTCAGCGATCAGGCTACAACAGTCGGGAGGAATTTGAGAAATTGCCTCCAACGCTCCGACGATTAGTCGGAAGTCCTGACCAGCTGAAAGCCTGGAGCATGATGGACGCCGGAACGGTCCAGTCGGTGATCTCCTCGAACTTCCAGCGGTCCTACCAGACAAGGGCAAAGCAGGAGGAAGAATTCCAGGCCCTCCCGTCCGACATAAAGACCATGATTGGAGGATTGGCGGAGCGGCTTGCACTGGAGGGATAATTTTGATTTACATCGGGATAGACCCCGGGAAAGACGGGGCGCTTGCTCAGATCGACCATGACGGAGTGGCGTCTATCGTGACATGGGACCCGGAAGGATACGCCGGAGCTTTAGGAGGCGCTTGGCTCCAGGGAGGTAACTGCATTGTGTGCCTGGAGCACGTCGGAGCAATGCCTGGACAGGGCGTCACGAGCATGTTCTCTTTCGGTGAGAATTTCGGCTTTATCAAGGGTCTTTTGGCAGCCAATGAGTTGCCGTATGAGCTGGTTCGACCTCAGAAGTGGAAGAAAGAGTTTGGAATCAGCGGGAAAAACCAGTCGGTTGAAGTTTGTAAAAGGCTTTTCCCGTCCGTTTCACTGAGGCGCACGGAAAAATGCCGGAAGGATCATGACGGCATGGCGGAGGCGCTTCTGATGGCTGAATACGCAAGGAGGTATTTTGCCAGATGACCCAATGGAAGCCCATTGAGGGATACAGGTTTGAATACCGGATCTCCGAAGAAGGCGAGGTGCAGCGAAAATTAAAATCCGGCTGGAAAACGCTGGTCCCTCTGCTCTACAAAGGCGGTGGAGGAAGAGCGTCCACTGTGCTCTCGGTCAAGCTGGCCGTGTGGCCGGATGGATTCAAACGGATCGCGGTTGTACGCCTCATGGAGGGGCGATTTATACGAACCAGAGGCCCGGGCGAGGTGGTCATCCACCGGAACGGATTTTCCGGAGACTGCGGCGCAAACAACCTGATGATTGTGAAGCGGTCCGAAATCCCCAGGAGCATGAAGATGGCCCGAAAGCCGGTCAAAAAAGTAGATAAATACGGAGTCGTTCTAGGGTTTTACGGCTCTATCACGGAAGCCGCAGAAAAGAACTTTTTTAGCGTATCCTGCGTAAAAAGGCATCTTTACGGTAAGGTAAAGGACCGATTCCGGAATGGGTATACATTCGTTTATGATTGCTGAATGGAGTGATTGATATGGAACATCCGTGCAAAGGCTGCGTTGATGCGGTTGAGTCGGCTTATGGTTATGGAGGATATGAGTGCGATTATCTCACGCACAACGGAAAGTGCAGGAGTTCTATCTGCGGCCCGCGCGAGAAATGTACGGTCAAGTCTACCGTGCCTCGGCCGGAGGGCGAAGTACAGCCGCAGAAGAGATACGAGGAAACGGGCCGCCCGGTAGGCTGGGATATGAACATGGCCCGGTGGTTATACGGTCAGGACATGACCGACGAGGAGATAGCAAAGCGTGTTGGAACCAAGCGCAGAGTGATTCAGAAATGGAGAGCGCGGAATGGGATCCCTGCAAAGTTTGGGGCGCGAGGAAAGAAGTTATGAGACACGGCAGGCCGGTACTCGGTGAGCAGCCAAGGCGGGAAGCGTTGATTATGACGCTGCGGAAGATTTTGAGGGACAACCCTCCGGGGAAGCGGATCGTCGTGGGGCGGGTGCTGATTGAGGCAATCGTCCAGGAATTGGAGAAGAAATGAAAAAAGAGCAGGAGCAGAAGGATGATGGCAGGATCGTCCGGAAGGATTGGGCGGTGTTTTGTATATATCACTGCCCACATCCTGATAGGCCGTGTAAGAAGGACCCGTGCAAAGAATTCCAAAAGGAGTTCGGGACGAAGTATGCGTGAGGGGTTGATTTAGATGGGAGATAAAATAGCTCGAGTGTTCCCACGAAAAACAAAAGCGACGCCGGATGACGATATGGTATTTTTCGGGCCGCCTCCGCTTCTCCTTCTTCCGGAGATCGACGAGGTGCATGTGTCCGTGACGTTTACATACGACCGGCCAAAGGCGGAAGAGCTGGCAGAGGATTGGATGATGGCCGGTGTGCCGGTGAAGCTGGGAGGACCTGCCTACGACGATCCAGCAGAAGGAGAGTTTATTCCTGGTCGGTATATCAAAAAGGGATACACCATCACCAGCCGAGGGTGCAACAACAAGTGCTGGTTTTGCCTTGCGCCGCGCCGGGAGGGGCCTCTGCGGGAGTTGGAGATCAAAGACGGATGGGACATCCTGGACAACAACTTGTTACAGTGCTCAGAGGGTCATATCCGCGCTGTGTTCGACATGTTGAAACGTCAGCCAGTCCGCCCGAAGTTTACCGGTGGGCTGGAGGCAAAGGAGCTCAAACCGTGGCACTGTGACCTGCTGCGTGAGGTTAAAGCACAGCGCATGTATTTTGCCTATGACACGCCGGACGACTATGAGCCGCTTGTAGAGGCCGGGAAGATGCTGCGGGACGCAGGGATAACAGCGGCAAGCCATGTGGCCTCCTGCTACTGCCTGATTGGGTATCAGGGGGACACGTTTGACAAGGCGCAGGAGCGTATGGAGCAGACGATCAAGGCCGGGTTTATGCCGTATGCCATGCTATACCGTGACGCCAAAGGGAAGGTTGACAAAGAGTGGTCCAGATTCCAGCGGGAATGGCTGAGACCGGCCATTGTAAGCCACATGTTCGGGGAGGTGTGGAAAGATGCTTGACGACAAGACTTTAGCCCTCCTGGGAGATCGGGAGGCGGCGGAGAGGCTGACGGCGGCTGGGGTGCTGCTGCCGTGCTGGAGGTGTGGCGGACAAGCCCGCATAGATGACTGGGTGTGCGGGTACGAAAACGGAACCACTATTGAATGCACAGCTTGTCATGCTGTTGTATGCGAAGGCGTTGAAGGCGGGGACGGGTGGCACGAAAGGGCTGTTAAAGCCTGGAACACCCGCGCCCCCGTCCTGACTCCGAATCAGCTTGCATTGCTGAAGATCGGCGCGGAGCCGAGAAAGTTTGAGGAGGGAGAGAACAATGACCAGCGATAAGCGCGAGAAGGCCATCAAATACCTGACTGAAGAAATCCGGTCTCTGCGGATGGCACCTCAGATCAACGGGTGCGGCCCGGAGAACTGGGAGGAGCAGTTGGAGATAATGGAGACCTGCCTGGAGGCGGTGAGGTCTGCACATTTTGCCGAAGCTGGCAAAATGCAGCCGCTGACGGTGGAGCAACTGCGGGAGGTGGTTGGGAAGCCTTATTGGCACGTTGGACTGCAAGAAGATAGCCCTAAGCCTCACTGGGAAATACTTGACCCGTTTGTGTCAAAACATCCAGAAGATTATGGGTATGGTAAACGGTGGCTTGCCTACGCCTACCATCCCGCCCACATCGACCGGGAGGCGTGGAAGCCGTGCGAAGAGTGCCAGCCGAGAAAGCTGGACCATTTCATCTTGAACAGATACGGCGTCAAGTTCTGCCGTCATTGTGGACGCCCACTTACGCTGGAAGCCTGGGCCGAGCTGGAGAAGCGGTTGAGGGGGAATTACAATGGCTGAACGCAGACGCCTATCGAGACTCGAGCGCATGGAGATTTACAGCAAAACCGGAGGGTGTTGTGCGTACTGTGGATGTGATCTTAGATTTGAAGATATGCAGGTTGACCATGTTGTTCCTATAAACGGATGGAGCGAGAAAGGAAGCGACACGCTTGACAATATGCTTCCAGCCTGCCGGAGCTGCAACCATTACAAGAGCCGATCCACATTGGAAGGTTTCCGCAAAATGGTGGAAGCTATGCCGGATGTACTTATGCGGGATAGCGTGACATACAAAAACGCTGTTCGGTTTGGCCTTGTGGAGCCGAAACCGCATAAGGTTGTGTTTTACTTTGAGCGGTTGAGGGGGTGATGGTGTGAGTAGGCGCATGAAAATGGATATTAACAACTGGGTGCTGCAAGTTGATGAAGTTCTCTCAAACAGCCGGTCAAAAATTATCCGTGAAAACGGGTATGGAATTTCTGTCGGGTTGGATCTGCTGCTTTCGTACCTGAAAGAGATTGCAAACCGAGCCGTCGAATTGCAGGACGAAAAGCTGATAGAGATTCTCCTTGACCTTCATGTATTGAAACGGGAGGACTGAAATGGACTACAAGGAAATGGCCACAGCAATCAAACTGTGCGGCAGTACCCCGAAAGCCGACCAGTGCAAGGAATGCCCGTATTGGGATGATGGCGATATGAGTAAGTGCATACCACACATGACGGAGGACGCCGCCACCGCCATCACCGACCTGCTGGCCCGCGCAGAGACAGCCGAGGCCAGGGCGGAGAAGGCGGAATTAGAGTTGCGGCGGTATGTTGGCGGTCCAAATTATTGAGAAGGAGGAATGAGCATGGATCATCCAGAATATCCACTCATAATTCCAAATGCGTTCTTTGCTTATCCTTGGTACGGAGATGCCGGAAATTCTATGTTATGCGGGAAAATTCTCTACCAGGAAGTGCAACAAGCGAACATTCAGCAGTTAAAATCAAGGATGCTTGAATTGCAGATGCAGCAGCACTGCTGTAATCAAATCAGCATGTTCAACACCAATTTTATGAATCAGAACGTATATGCTGAAAATAATCGAGTGCCAGAGAAGAAAAACTTTGTTGATGAGCTTGATAAAATTCTCTTCCCATACAACCCGATAAGAGACTACATACAAGAAGAGGTCAAGAAAATCAAAGCAAAATACTCAAAGCGGATTGAGCAACTCAACGCTTTGCTTGCGTGAAGGAGGAATGAGCGTGGAACGGTTAAGTGATCAAGCTATCGAGATTATCGACGAGCTACACACCGAGAGGCTGGACTACACCAGTGAGTACCTGCCGCTGATTGATGCGGCGAATAAGCTGGACGCATATGAAGCCACCGGATTGGAGCCGGAGGAAATTGAGCGGCTCAAAGGCGAGGTTTTCGGTCTGAAAGTGGACAAGCAAGAGTTGGAGCAATATCGTGCTCTCGGCCCCATTGACCGCCTGCGTGAGCTTGTGGAGGCGGACCGGGAGGGGCGGTGCGTGGTGCTGCAAGCTGGTGGGTACACGGATAAGGACGGAGAAAATGCGCTTAAATCCTCGATGAATACCTGTTTCTATCATAACAATCCCGTGACGCGGTATATTGCGGACGCTGTGGCTGAAAAGCTCACCCGTGAAACCGCCGAGGCTGCGCTGAAAGGAGAACGGGATGGCTGAATACATCAAGCGGTCCGACGCTATTGACCGATTCACATACGAGCACGGGGACCTTGTACCGGAATTCCTTGAACATGGGGAGCAAAACCAAATATGGGTGAGAGACGTAAAGTCTGTGTTGAGAAGCATTCCTGCCGCCGACGTTGCGCCGGTGGTGCATGGGCATTGGCAGTCAACAGGATTAATCAGTTGCAGGTGTTCAGAATGTCAGCACTTGGAATTAAAAGGCAGTATGGAGTATTTATACTGCCCTCATTGCGGCGCAAAGATGGACAAGGAGGACGAGGATTTATGAACCTGAACGAACTCGCAAAAGAAGCCCACCAGATTGCCGTGGATCATGGCTGGTGGGAGAAAGAGCCGTCTTTTGGGGACTTGGTGGCCTTGATGCACTCGGAGCTGTCCGAGGCGCTGGAGGAGTACAGAGCCGACAGAGGAATGGTGTGGCACAAGGTGGAAGAGATTAAGGCGAGATACCCGGGCGAAAGCGACGTGAAACTGGTGTCTTGCAAGCCCGAGGGCATCGCCGTGGAACTGGCAGACTGCATTATCCGGATTCTGGACTGGATGGGGAAAGAGCAGATGGACGCCCAGGAACTTCTGGACGAATCCAAAAAGAGGGCCGGAATCATGGCAGATGTGCCGAAGCGCATATATGACGCATCCATGGGCGATTGCATCTCCCGCTGGCACCTCCTCCTCTCTCTTGGATACGCCTGCTGGTGCAGAACTTCCGGAACCTATGCCGCCGCGCTGCGCATCGCCCTCTGCATGGCTGAGATCATGGATTGGGCCGGTAAAGAGGGCGTGGATATGGACGCCATCATCCGGGAGAAGATGGACTACAACCGGACGCGCCCGTACCGGCACGGCGGGAAGCTGCTGTGATGGAGGTATTTCCGTGGGAAAGCCTGCACGAATCACTGAAACCATTTGCTGGAAATGCGCCAATGCCGTGCCATCCTCCGACGGATCAAGAGGGTGCCCATGGAGCCGGTCCTTTCGGCCGGTGCCGGGGTGGAGCGTAAGGAAGAGAAAAATATCCGTGTGCCGATGGATAAACAAGAAAAACGTGTATGTGAAGATAGACACATATCACGTTAGGAAGTGCCCGATGTTCCGGGCTGGGTGATAGAAACGGAGGCAAAATGAGCGAGTTTGGGAAAAGATTAAGAGAGCTAAGAGAAAGCATGAGGCCGGTACGGAGTATGACAGTGACGTCTCAGCTTATGGGCCTGTCACCTGATGCGCTCAGAAAATATGAGCGTGGAGATGTTGAGCCCAAAATGTCCGCCTTGAAGGCGATAGCGGATTATTACGGGGTTTCGATTGATGAATTGTGCGAAAAGCGTTAATATTCAATAATGTCACATTAAAAATAATTAACTCATAATATTTTATGAGCCAATATTGAAAGATGTGATATAACGGAGAGTGTAAGGTTTACCTTACACTCTTCTCCATTCTTTTCCCCTATCCTCCTTGACCCGCGTCAGTTTGAGACCGGCTGGCGCGGGACATATGCCGCAGGTAGGTACCGCCTCACAATATGAGGCTTGGTGGTCGCACCACCATTGCGGGACACAGAGAGTGCCGGTAGTCCGGCGGGTTAGATCGTCTCATTGCATTTGCAGGCAGGGTGGGAGCCAGGGACGATAAAAAGTACACTTTCTTAAGGCCCCTATATATAACCCCCTACGGGGGTTAATATATGGGGCCATAAAGAAAGTATAGATTTTGAGGGGTGGTGACATGCCGAATGAACAGAATCTTGTGCCGATTCAAAGCGGGAAAGAAGCACGAGAGCGCGGTAGAAAGGGCGGGATTGCATCCGGAGTGTCTCGCCGAAGGAAAAGAAGTCTGAGAGAAGCGGCTGACCTGTATCTATCTTTGCCGGTTGCAAGCAAGAAAAAGTGGAATGTAATCGCCAAAGAGGGCGTTGACCCGGAGGACATAGATAACCAGATGGCTATGATTATCGGGTTGACTCAGGCAGCCATGGAAGGAGACGCGAAAGCCGCAAAGGTGCTGTTTGATTTGTTGGGGGAGCCGGGAGGAAAGGACAATGAGGGCGAAGAAGTCAAGGTGGTCATAGATGTCTGAGATTCGTTTATCATCCGTCCTTGGCCCTGCATTTCATCTGCTGGCCCGTGACGTATTCCAGCATGGGCACACTCACTATGACCTGTCCGGCGGGCGCGGCTCATTGAAATCATCCTGCGTGTCTCTGCTTGTCCCTCTCATCCTACTGAACAACCCAAACACTCACGCTCTTGTGTTACGCAAGGTAGCAAACACCATCCGGGACAGCGTGTATGCTCAGTATCTTTGGGCAATCGGCGAATTGGGAATGGCGGCATACTGGGATGCTAAAGTGCAACCTATGGAGCTAATTTATAAACCGACGGGGCAAAAGATCATGTTTCGGGGCGCGGACGATCCTATGAAGATCAAGTCCATCAAAGTGCCGTTTGGATATATCGCCGTGACGCACTTCGAGGAAAAAGACCAGTTTGCAGGGCGGGCGGAGATCCGCACCATACTGCAATCCACCATGCGCGGCGGGTCTAAATTCTGGAACTTTGAGAGCTATAACCCGCCGATCAGCCGGGACAACTGGGCAAACAAGGACAGTCTGGAAGAAAGAGCGGACAGACTCTGTCATAAGTCCACATACCTGGAAGCTCCGCCGGAGTGGCTGGGAGCGCAGTTCTTGGCGGAAGCCCAGCATCTGAAGGAGACAGATGAACGGGCATACCGCCATGAGTACTTGGGCGAGGCTGTTGGAACCGGCGGGAATGTGTTTGAAAATCTGGAACTGCGGGAAATTGCAGACAAAGAAATTGCTTCTTTTGACCACATCTATCAGGGCGTGGACTGGGGATGGTTCCCAGATCCCTTTGCTTTTATCCGTCTCCACTATGACCGGGCTAGAGAGACAATATACCTAACGGACGAGATATACCAAAATAAGCTGACCAACGAGGCGAGCGCAAAGTTGATCCTATCCAAAGGATACAAGGATGCTTACATCACCTGCGACAGCGCGGAACCGAAATCAGCGGCAGACTTCCGGGCGATGGGGCTCCCAGCAAAGGAGGCCATCAAGGGACCAGGAAGTGTGGAGTATGGTATGAAGTGGCTGCAACGGCGGAAAATCGTCATTGACCGCAGAAGAACGCCAAATGCATACAACGAGTTTGTGAATTATGAGTATGAGCGAAATAAGGACGGAGAAATTATCAGCGGTTATCCTGATGAGAACAATCACCTGATTGACGCTACACGGTACGCCTTAGAGCGGATCTTCCGCAGAATGGGAGTAACAGCCTGATGGAATGGAAAGATGTTATTAAGATAATTGCGCTGATGGTGTTCGTGGCCGCACTGGCATTCTTAACAAAGCTATTTTTCTGGAAACTGGTGTTGGGGTAACAATATGAACATTACAGAAAAACTGAAAGAGCTTGGTTACTCCACGGTGCCGGAGGAGTTTTACACAAAAGTGCAGGAGTGGAAGTCCTGGTATGTGGGCGACGTGAAGGGATTCCACAGGTACAAGGTCCACAACGGGACTAGTGTTGTTCGGTGCAAGCGGTACACTCTCAATATGGGCAAGAAAATCCCGGAGGATTGGGCGAACCTACTTATGAACGAGCGGGTTGAAATCACCCTGGAGGGCCAGCGGGAGCAGGACTTCATTGACCGTGTGTTCACCGAAAACAATTTCCTGGTCAAAGCAAATGAGATGCAGGAAAAGGCGTTTGCCCTTGGAACAGTAGCCTTTATCCCCAGGGTTGTGGGCATGGAGGCCACGGAAGAGGGGCCTGTCCCCGGAAGCGCCGACGGAATTGTGATGGACTATGTGACCGTAGAGCACATTTGGCCGCTGGCATGGCGGAATGGAATCATTACGGAGTGCGCTTTTGACAGCATCGTTACCATCAACGGAGAGGATTACTGCTACCTCCAGATCCACCACAAGGTCAACGGCCTGTACGACATTGAGAACCGGCTCTACCGATACCGGAACAACAATGTGGATGCGGAAGTTTTACTGGCTGATGTGTCAGGCTTTGAGCGGGTTCCACAGGTGGTACATACTGGGTCGGACCGTCGACAGTTTGTCATTGACCGGCCCAACATCGCCAACAACTACGATGATAATATCCCTCTTGGCATTTCCGTGTTTGCCAACGCCATCGACGTGCTCAAGGGCGTGGACGTGGCTTATGACAGCTATGTAAACGAGTTCATCCTGGGGAAAAAGCGTATCATGGTAAAGCCCTCAGCCACAAAGGACCTGGATGGAGAGCCGTTTTTCGACCCAGACGACCTGACATATTATGTGCTCCCGGAGGATATGGACAATAACGGGATCATCACCCCCATCGATATGACCCTTCGGACGCAGGAGCACAATACAGGAATCCAGGACCAGCTCAATTTGCTGTCCAGCAAGTGCGGCTTCGGAGAGAATCATTACAGATTCGACCAGGGTAGCGTGGCCACAGCGACGCAGGTCATCAGCGAAAACAGCACCATGTTCCGTACGATCAAGAAACATGAAATCATTCTGGAGCAGGTATTGACCGAGCTGTGCCGGATCATTCTCCGCCTGGGAAACACGGCCATGAATGCCGGACTGAATGAGGACGCAGAAGTCACCATTGACTTCGATGATTCCATCATCGAGGACAAGACGACTGAACGGAACAACGACCGCCAAGACCTTGCGGCGGGCATCATGAATCCGTGGGAATACCGCATGAAGTGGTATAACGAGGACGAGGCCACAGCAAAGAAGATGCTCCCCAAGATGGAGGATATGACGGACGAGGAGGAAGAGGAGATTGAATGAAATATCCCTTCACTCCAGAACTATTAGACTCCCTCCCGGAAGAGCTGGCGGAGCTGTACCGCTCCCTTGAACTGAAACTTCTGGATGAAATTTGTTCCCGCCTGAAAATCGCCGGTGAGCTGAACGAAGTGGCGGTACAGGATATCCGGGCGCTACGCTCCCACGGTATCGACCTGGGCGAGATCGAGAAAGCCATCCAGCAAACCGCCAACATCTCCCGGAAGGAGCTGGACAAGCTGCTGGACGAGGTAGTGGAGCGGAACCAGAGGTATTACCGGGAGGTCATAGACCTTGCGGGCGTAACAGCCCCTGAGACGCTGGTGAGCGCCGTAGATATTGCCGCTATCATGGCGCAGGCGCAGAGAGAGATCGGCAACCTGACCCGATCCATGGGCTTCCTGGTGGACAACGGGCGGACCATGCTGCCCTATGCCAGAGCCTATCAGTGGGCGCTGGACAGCGCGGAGATGCAGATCATGAGCGGGGTTGTCTCCTATAACCAGGCAATCAAGAGCGCCGTCAAGCAGCTGGCAGACAGCGGCCTCCGCATGGTGGACTATGAGAGCGGCCACCGGGACCATATCGACGTAGCCGCCCGCCGTGCAGTGATGACGGGTGTATCCCAGATCTGTGCCAAGTACACGGAGCAGAGCGCGGAATATCTGGAGACACCATACTTTGAGATATCAGCTCACATCGGAGCCCGGGACAAGGGTGTTGGATGGCAGAATCACAAGGCATGGCAAGGCCGTGTGTACTCTGTCAGAGCCGGTGACAAGTATCCGAACATCTACGAGGTGTGTGGCCTGGGCTATGTGGACGGCTTGGAAGGAGCAAACTGCCGCCATATTAGGACGGCCTTTGTGGATGGTGTGATGGAGCGCACATACACAGACGAACAGCTGGTCCACATTGACGACGGCCACGACGTGGACTTTGAGGGTAAGCACTATACAGCCTATGAGGCTACCCAGAAGCAGAGGCAAATTGAGCGGACCGTCCGCAGGCTGAAGCGGGAACAGGCGGCATACAAGGCCGCAGGGTTGAAAGAGGACGCCCAAGCGGTGACAGCCCGCATTCGGCGGCTAAACGCAGAATACAAGTCGTTCAGCGAGGCAGCGGGGCTGCCGTTGCAGCGGGAGCGGATGAAGGTTACCTATACCGATGTGGCATCTGAGCAAATGGCTTCAGCCCTCAAAATACAGCGCGATGCGGAAGCACCGATCAGGCAGGCAATCCAAAGCGGTGGGTATCCGTTGGAAATCAATCCAGAGAAACAAGCGCGGCATATGGCTGGTATGGCTATACCGGGTAGAAGTGTAATAACGGTTTCTATGGAGGAGTTGCAAGCGATCATAAACGCGAAGGCGGGCAGCGGAAAAATCAATCTTACAGATGATTTTACAAAGTGGAAAAACACAGAAATTATTGATGCTGGAAAAGAAATTGGCTATACGATCAACAGAAATGGTGATATAATGATTGCAAGAAGCATCAAAATCCACTACAGTAAAAGCGGCACTCATGGTGTCCCATTTTCGGGGAGGTGGAAAAAATGATAATTGAAAATCCTGAGATTTACTTCGGAAAGAAAATTAAAGTTTTTTCCACAAGCGGGCGCATGACGATTGGGGAGCTCTATGGGTATGATTACGACTTTGACGATGATGGAAATGAGTTTCTGGAGTTCGATGTGGAGAATGAAAACGGTTTGCTGATCGGATTTACGGAAGATGAGATTAAACGCATCGAAATTGTCGGGGGAAGCGAATGACAAAAAAGATCAACGGAAGAATGTGGTACTGCTGCCCGCACTGCGGGAAAGCACTTTTCCCAATCCGGGCAGATACGAAGGTACAAAACATGCCATTCCGATGCAAAGCATGTAAGCACGATATCGAAGTGAATATTGCATAGAGCCAAGAGCCTGTGAGCCAAGAGCCATTGAACCGGTTACGAACTGTAACGGTTTGATGGCTCTTTCTATTTTGCCGAGAGGCGTAAAACCGCAGGGCGACGGCCCTGACAATAAACGGAGGTATTTATGAGCGAACCTATCAATAACACTGTCCCGGCCCCTGCGCCGGAGCCCGCCCCTGAGAAAACCTTCACTCAGGCGGAAGTGGACGCCATGATTGGCAAGCGGCTTGCAAAAGCCATGAAGGGGATGCCCAGCGAGGAAGAACTGACTGCCTACCGTACTTGGCAAACTGGACAAGCTGGTGAGAAAGAACGCTGGGATAAGCTGACCGGCGAGCGGGACACCCTCTCCGGCAAACTGACCGCCGCGGAAAGCGAGCGGGACCAGTTGAAACGGGAACTATACGTTCTGAAGAAGGGCCTGACCGGAGAGGAAGCGGAGTTTATCGCCTTCAAGGCTGGGAAGATGGTGGACGATAAGACCACATTTGAGCAGGCCGTGGACGCTCTGACCGCTGACCGCAAAAAGACCACTTTTGACTGGACCGCTCCTGTTGGTGGCGGAAGCTCCAAAACAGGAGAAAACGACCTGATGAATGCCCTGATTCGGGGCGCACTGAAATGAAAGGAGAACCTAAATGGCTGTTGATATTATTGATAGAAGTAAACTTTCCGGGCTTATTCCTGAACCCGTGACCCGTGAGATTATCCAGGGAGCCGTAACGGAGTCCGCCGTGCTGCGAATGGCCAGACGGCTGCCAAACATGACCAGTAAGACTCAGACCCTTAACGTGCTGGACGCACTGCCCACCGCCTACTTTGTGAACGGCGAGGCTACGACTGGAGCGTCTGACTCCAAGGCATCCCTCAAAAAGACCACCAACATGGCATGGGACAAGAAAAAGATCTACGCCGAGGAGATTGCAGTTATCGTGCCAATCCCTGAGGCGGTGCTGGATGACAGCGACTACGACATCTGGGGTGAAGTACGCCCCCGTCTCCAGGAAGCATTCGGCAAGGTCATCGACGCCGCTATTCTGTATGGAACGGACAAGCCCACCTCCTGGCGTGATGGCTTGGTCCCTTCTGCTACCACTGCAAACGCTGTTGTGACTGCTACCAGCGATATTTTCAAGGACATCATGGGCGAGGGCGGCGTGATCGCCAAGGTAGAAGAGAGCGGTTACATCCCCAATGGTGTAATGGCCGCCATCCAGATGCGTGCCAAGTTGCGCGGCCTGGTTGACAAGAATGGACAGCCCATCTTCAAGACCGACATGCAGGGTGATACCCGCTACGCACTGGACGGCATGAGTATGTATTTCCCTGTAAACGGCGCTTACGATCCGGAGGAATCCCTTGCCATCGTAGGCGATTGGAGCCAGCTGGTCTACGCCATTCGGCAGGACATGACCTTCAAGATTTTTGACAGCGGCGTGGTGCAGGACCCCACTACCGGGAATATCCTGTATAACCTGATGCAGAACGACATGGTGGCCCTCCGCGCCGTCATGCGGCTAGGCTGGGAGATCCCCAATCCCATCAATGCATATAACGTGGGCCTGGAAAATGCTTTCCCTTTTGCTGTTTACGCACCGGCGGGGGGTTAAGCGCGCGCCTCTCGGGGCTGACGATTGGCGCGCTAACACTCACTCCGACGTTTGACCCAGATACGACGGAGTACACAGCCACAACGACCAACGCAACAAACACTGTAACGGCCACACCAGAGGACGAGGATGCAACTGTGACCATCCTTAACGGAGAGAGCCCTGTTGATAACGGCACGGCAGCAACTTGGACGGAGGGGGCGAACACCCTGACCATCACTGTGAAAAACGGGGTAGCCCAGAAGGTTTATACCGTCACTATCACAAAATCGGTCTAAAAGGAGGCTCTATAATGGCTTATGTAGACTATGGGTATTACACAACCACATACCTTGGTACAGCCATTATGGCATCCGATTTCCCACGCCTGTCTCTGCGTGCAAGTTCGTTTCTGGACTACTATACACAGGGACGGGCAGCTCAAAACAAGGATCTGGATGCCGTGAAGATGGCTTGCTGCGCTGTCGCTGAACAGTATCAGGCCATCGACACGGCCCAGGCACTGGCGCAGAAGTCTTTGTCTGCTGCACTGTCCCAGGATGGCGGAGAACTTAAGAGCCAGACTGTGGGAAGCTGGTCTAAGACTTACCAGAGCGGAGGCGAGAGTGCGGCACAGGCGGCCGCCTCCGCCACCTCCGTAAAAGCTGGCCTGGCGGCAGCGGCGAATATGTACCTGGCCGGGACCGGCCTGCTCTACCGGGGAAGGGGGTGCGTCTGTGTTCCCCCATACTGTGACGCTCTATAACGTGTCGGTGGAGATTGACCCGGCCACTATGAAGGAAACGACGGTCAACCATATCACAGTGCTGGAAGGCGTTCTTCTGGATGCGGTGAAGGGGAAAAACGTCAACGAGAGCGGACTTGTGGACGCCGATGCTGTAACACTCTACATACCGACCAACGCATCCGCCACTGACGGTGTGACCGGCGAGAAGAAGCGTTACGTTGGACCCGTGGAGTTTTGGAACGGCGAGAGCCGGGACGGGATGTGGACCCTATCTCCCGGGCAGAACACCTTTTTTGTCAAGGGGAAGGCCATCCACCCGGACTGGAGTAGCCAGAAGATATCAGCCGCCTATGACTACGTCTATGACGTGAAAACGGTTGACTTCAAGGACTTCGGGGGGGAGATGTCCCACTGGGAAGTAGGTGGAGCCTGATGTTGAAATTCAATGTGCATACGTCCGGCCTGGATTCACTGCGCGAAAAAGTTTCATCTGCAAGCGATAAAGCAGCCCACATAGTGGCAATGCAGGTCCGCAAGGATACATCGCCATATGTTCCGGCGCTGACAGGCAGCCTGGACAAGCGGACGCGCGTCGATGGGGGCGAAATCATCTATCCGGGCCCATACGCCCGATATCTGTATTTTGGGAAGCTGATGGTGGACCCCGCTACCGGCAGTAGCTACGCGCAGAAAGGTAGTACAAAGGTGCTAACAGACAAGAACCTGGTATTCAACAAGGCCATGCACGGACAGGCACAATCCCACTGGTTCGAGGCCAGCAAGGCCGAAAATCTGGAGAAATGGGTCCGTGTGGCGGACAAGGCGGTGAAACATGATCTCTGAAAAACGGGAAAAGCCGCGGATGCTGGCGACGGCGGAAGAGGTAGACAAAATCTCCCGCTCCATGAACGTGTGGGTGAACACCTTTCCTGAAAAGCCGGTCACGATGATCAAGTACGAATCGCTGGACACCGCAATCGGGGAAGAGACAGCCATGGCCCTGTCCACCATCCAGGGGACCTATATTACCAAGCAGTACATTTTGGGCGGATACCAGGCGGAGTATCAATTCAAACTGATCTACCGCATCAAGCCTGGAAACAGCAACGACCGGAGATTGGAAGCAGACGAGCTACTGAACCACTTCGGGGACTGGGCCAGGAAGAACCTGCCCGACCTTGGAGATGGGGTTCGTGCGCTGAAGGTAGAGCCGACAACCCAATCTTCCAAATTCGCCTCCTATGAGGGGGGCATTGAGGATTACCAGATTTTAATGAAGCTGACCTATGAGGTCGGCGTGTGAAAGGAGAAGCAAAATGCCTAATTCTGATTTAACATTTAACACCACGGCAGGGCAGACCATTGCCCGTGAAATGCTGATCGCCTATCTGAATGTGGCCGAAGATGCTGTGGCTGCCGAAACGCCTGAGTGGTCTCCTATTGGCAGACGTGTTGAGGACAGCTCCATTGAGATGGACTGGCAGACAGAAACCACGATCGATATCTTTGGCGACACTTATACCACCGGCAAGAAAGCCACCAAGACGCAGACCTTTGACCCCTGGGAACTGGATGGCTCTGACAAGGCGCAGAAAAAAATCTGGAATCTGGCCATTAAGGATAACAATGTGCAGGCGCTGCTCAACCAGGATATGCTTATTGTTCATCTTTATGCAGGAACAGCCGACACTGCCGTTTTTGCCGAGCGATATTCTTCCTGCTCTGTGCTGCCAACTGGCCTGGGCGGCGAGGGCGGCGGCTCTATCGGTATGCCTATCGACGTAACCTATGGCGGCACACGCACGACCGGAACCGCCTCTGTCTCCGGCGGAAATGTGACTTTTACGCCGGACGGAGCGGAGGCGTAACGGATGAAGGAACTGAGTTTTGACAGCGGCCTTGTTACATACTCTCTAAACGGGAAGTGTGAGGTATCTTTCAATCCGACTGACAGCAATTTCGTTGAGCGGCTCTATGCCACTTTTGAAGAGCTGGATCGAAAGCAGGAGCAGTACAAGAACGACATTGAAAAAATGGCGGATAAACGGAAAGTATTTGACTACGCCAGAGAACGAGATACCGAGATGCGCGGCATGATTGATGAAGTGTTCGGCGCTCCCGTGTCCGATGCACTGTTCGGCGGGATGAATGTCTATGCTATGGCTGGCGGTCTGCCTGTATGGTGTAATCTGATGCTGGCCGTCATGGACGAGATCGACACCACATTTGCGCGCGAACAAAAGGCGACGAACCCGCGTATTGCAAAATATACGGCAAAGTATCGCAAGAAATAACAGGAGGGGCGCAGCATGAGATACGGACTCCCCAAGTCGGTAGAAATTTGCGGTTCAGAATTTGAAATCCGCTATGATTTCCGGGTCATCCTCGATATTTTTGAGGCACTAAACGACCCGGAGCTGGACGATCAGGACCGTGCTCTTGCTGTGCTTCAAATGTTCTACTTGGACTTCGACTCGCTTCCGGACTATGAAGAGGCGCTGAAACAATGCTTCTGGTTTATTAATGGCGGGCATAGCGAGAAAACTGAGAAGAAACAACCGCGCTTGGTGGACTGGGAACAGGATTACCCCTATATTGTGGCCCCCATCAACCGGGTACTCGGCTGCGAGATACGGAATACCGAGTATGACGCGGACACGAATACGGGTGGGCTGCATTGGTGGACCTTTCTCGGGGCCTATATGGAAATCGGCGACTGCCTGTTTGCTCAGGTCGTGGGAATCCGCAGTAAAAAAGCACAGGGAAAGAAACTGGATAAATCCGAACAGGAGTTTTACCGGAAGAACCGGGATTTGATTGATATTAAGACACATTATACCGAAGCGGAGAATGACTTGCTGAAAGCCTGGATTGGCGGCTGAGAATCAGAATTGCACCTTGAAAACTTCATATTGAGATAGTGGAAAAATTTTTGGAAAACCTCTTGACTTTTTATGTACATATAAATACAATAATCATGTACATGGAAAGTAGGTGATGGAATGTCGTCCCGTACAGGCAGACCAAAAGCGGAGAACCCGAAGAATATCCAAGTGAAGTTTCTGGCAGACAAAGAAACCGTTTCTGATTTGGATTTTTGCTGTGAAAAGCTGAGCAAGACCAAAAGCGACGTTATTCGCATGGGGATTCAAAAGGTTAAAGCTGAGGTAGAAAAATAGAGTGCTGGCGGGCCTCACAAGCAACACCAACACTCTATATCACCAGAGGTCTCCCACTGGATAAATCCATTCTATCACAGTGGGAACCTTTAATCAACAGGAGGTTTTCCATATGAACGAGAGAAACAGTATTCAAGAATTGCTTAACCAGTTGACCAACAGCGAAAATTGGGTCAAACGCATTGCCGCCGCCTACCTGGGCGTCAAGCCGGACCAGGTGGTTATCACTGTGAAGGGCGGTGATGCGGAATGAGCAATCTGGTCAAAATCAATGATATGGAGATCCCCATCAAGGAATATAAAGGACAGCGTGTTATTACATTTAAAGAAATCGACGCTGTTCATGGTAGAGCATCTGGGACGGATAGGAAGCGGTTTTATGATAACCGAGAACGATTTATTGATGGGACGGACTTCTTTAAAATAACAGCGTCCGTTTTTCGGACGCTGTTTGGAGAGCTAGACAAAAGACATCAAATGGATATGACGCTCATCACCGAAACCGGCTACCTCATGCTGGTCAAGTCCTTCACAGATGATTTAGCATGGAAAGTGCAGCGAGAGCTGGTGAACTATTATTTCTCTGGGAGCCCGGAGAAGTTGAGGAGTGCGAACCCGAAAGGGACGGCGGAGGATCTGCTGCAAAAGCTCAGGGAGAGAAGTACAACTACGAAAGTCCTGGTAGACCTGTTTGACACGTTGGGAGGCGATCAGTATCGGAAGCCGATTAGTGAGGTGCTGAAAATAATCTCGTTTGACATTTCCTGCGTCGCGTGCGATTTAGTCAAAGCCGTCCCCCACACGGGGAGCGTGGATTGAAATTTGTCACTTAATTTCTTAGCGTACTGCTCAATAGGTCGCTCCCCTAAAAATACCCCCGCTATCTCAATGTGAGGTAGCGGGGGTATTGATTTATTTTAAATCCTCTTTATGAATTACAAAATGCTGCTTGCTATCTACCGCCGTTCCGGCATCGATATATGATGTCTGAAATTTTTCCCAATCAAGCGGAAGTTCCCACACCACATGGCCAACAATTTCCATGCCGGGAGAAACGGCACCAACAAATACAACTGCATCATCAATGCCGCCAACTACGACTTTTGGAATGACCTTCTGCCCATCGGCGTAAGCGTTAAACCCGCTGCTGGCTACATTTTGAACGCTGTCCGTTGTATTTTTTGCAGAGAAGATGATACACAGCAAACCTTTTTCTGCGTCGTCCGGTGTGACCGTTCCAAGAGAGGTTTCAAGCGCAGTTGTCCATTTTGCATCCACGATTGAAAGGTCAAAGCAGTCTGCGGACAGAACCCCTTCTATTCCAACAGTATTATTCTCCTCGGGCTGATTGGTCCCTTGGCCTGTCAAGCCATCTCCATTCATGGCGGGGATAAGGATGGCCATGCAGGCCACAACTGTGAGCACGATGATGACAGCGCAGATGGACAAGGCGACCTGATGCTGCCGCGCTCCACAGTTAGGACACCGGCTTGCGGTTTTTGCGATTTCAGCTCCACAGCTCTTGCACTTTTTCATTTTCTTTTTCATTCCGATACCTCCAAGGTGGTGATTTTATGGCTGCAGATGGGTCCATAATCATTGAGACAATTTTAGACGATAAAAACGCCCAAAAAGAGCTTACCAGATTAAACAACCGTGTCAAGACTCTAAATAACCAAATTTACACGAACCAGCGCATGAAGATGCCGCTGGTCGAGCAGTCCAAACAGGTTGCCGCCAATCTGGATACGGCAAAGGCCGCGCTGGAAAAAATGAAAGCCGCATCCACCGGCACATATACCGCGGAGCAAATCGCCCGGCAGGACGAGACGGTCAAATCCCTGCAAAAGCAGTGGAATGGTATTCAAAGCCGCGTCGAGTCCTACGACAGGAGCATCAGGACTGCAACCGAAAAGCTGAATATCGCCAAAGAACAGGCGGGAGAAATTCAACAGCACATGGCCTCCGCCGGAGTAGACACTGAGAAGATGGCAAAAGCCACAGCGAAGGCAAAAAAGCACGCCCAGGGCTTTGCAACACAGCTTAAATATGCCATGAGCAGTATCATCCTGTATGGTGGGCTGTTCCAAATCTTCTCGGGCCTTACTCAGTGGCTCAGCAAAGTCATAAAGGTTAACGACGAGGCATCCGCCGCAGTTGCGCGGTTGAAGGGCGCACTGCTCACCCTTGTACAGCCGCTGCTCAATGTGATTATACCTGCATTTACCACATTTGTAAATGTGCTCGCCAATATCGTTAACGGAATTTCAAAATTCCTGTCCGCTTTGTTCGGCATGACGAGAGATCAAGCGGCAGAAGCAGCGGAAAGCCTCTACAAAGAAACGGAAGCATTAGAAGAAACCGGAGCGGCGGCTAAGGACGCTGGGAAATCTCTGGCCAGTTTTGATACCATTAACAAACTGTCTGGAGGGGAACAAGGAGGAGGCACAGGAATTACCGCTGCGGATGAAATTAGACCGACCTTCGGCGACTTTGATACGGAAGAATACAAGCGAAAAATCGATGAGCTGACAGTATATGTGTCCGGAGCGCTACTTGCTCTTGGCGCTTTGCTGGCTCTCTCGGGCATCAATATTCCACTTGGCCTTGCACTTATGGCGGCGGGCGCAATCGGGCTTGCATCTGTAGTCGCGGAGAACTGGGGCGCTCTTGACGGACCTTTGCAGACGGCCATTACAAGTGTGCTCGTGATCCTTGGGACAGTAGCTTTGGTTATTGGCGCAGTCTTGGCTCTCTCGGGCATCAATATTCCGCTTGGCCTCGGCCTTATGGCCGTTGGCGCTGCGTCCCTTGTTTCAGCCGCAGCAATAAACTGGGGCGCGATGGATGCCGAGGTGAGGAATGCCATCACTGGAATCCTGGAAATCGTCAGTGGTACGCTTCTGGTCTTGGGTGCTGTCCTCACTTTTTCCGGAGTCAACATTCCGCTCGGTATTGGATTGTTGATTGCTGGGGCCGCAGCGCTTGCGGCTGCCATTGCGCTTAACTGGGACAGCACGACTATAAGCGTCAAACAGGTGGTTACAGATATTTTGTTTCTTGTGGGTACGGCTTTTTTGGTAATTGGCGCTGTTCTCGCCTTCTCCGGCGCAAATCTTCCTCTTGGTATTGGCCTCATGCTGGCGGGTGCCGTGTCGCTTGGCACAGCTGCGGCGCTCAATTGGGATACAATTCAGTCTGCATTGCAGGGCCCTATGGGTGCCGTGGTTGCGGCTGTAAGTGCAGCGCTTCTTGTTCTTGGGGCGGTTTTTGCTTTTAGTGGTGTGGCCCTTCCCCTTGGCATTGGCCTTATGGTGGCTGGAGCTGTTGGGCTGGCAACAACGGTAGCTGTTAACTGGGAGGCGATCCAAACTGCAATGCAAGGCCCCATTGGGGTTGTAACTGCAATAGTTAGTGGCGCTTTGCTTGTCCTTGGCGCGGTCTTGCTGTTTACAGGAGCCGGTATACCTCTCGGCCTTGGGCTGATTGCGGCCGGAGCCGCCGGGCTTGTTCTTGCAATCGCGCCAAACTGGGATTTTATTCAAAGTGCAATCTCTGAGGCCTGGGGCAGTTTTATATCTTGGTGGGATGCTGGGCCTGCCAAATTTTTCACCTTGGATTATTGGGCAGATCTCGGTGCAAATATGCTAAATGGTTTACTCGACGGTTTAAAAAGTATCTGGGATAACGTCACAAGCTGGGTCTCAGATAAGGTCGGATGGATAACAGGCCAATTCACAGATGCAAAAAACTCCGCTCCAACAACCAGCGCAAATTCTGCGTCGGCCAGAGTGCCCAATGCTATTGGCACAAAAAATATTCCGGCTTTGGCCAGAGGTGCTGTCATCCCCCCTAACCGTGAGTTCTTGGCGATTCTGGGCGACCAGAAGAGCGGTACCAACATTGAAACGCCACTGCCCACGATGGTGCAGGCATTCAAGCAGGCACTTGCAGAGTCTGGATACGCTCAGGGAGGGGGAGAAGCAGTGTTGGAGATTGACGGCCAGCGCTTCGGACGGCTGATCTATAAACTCGGTCAGCGCGAATCCATCCGGGTTGGCGCAAGCCTGGTGGAGGTATGACGCATGACGTATGTCAAAATCAACGGAAAACCGTTTGACGTTGATGTGGCCATTTCGGATCTCGAAGAGAGTTTTAATGTGCTGGACGGTCCAAATGCAGGCCGCGCAATGAATGGCGGGATGATACGCGATATAATCGGAACCTATATCGGGCATAAAATAACATTTTTCAACGGCAAAAGCAATAAGGACTTTGATGCGCTATGGGATTATCTTGTGGCCCATTCGGTCGATGATTATGTCCAGCTGGAGGCGGCAGACGGTCAGTCCAGCATATCTTACGCGGCGTACTACACCAGCGGGACGCGGAGAATCCGGAATGTGGATGGAGGTGTCAACTATTGGGACGAGCTGGAGGTCAGTTTTGTCCCGATCGACGCGCAAGTCAAGCCGTGAGGAGAGGGAGGACCCGCATGAACAAACTCATTTATAAAGGAAAGACATATGAAGGGAAGAGTCTCTTATCAACCGATATTTATATGGGGGACAGCCTTGCCGCAGAAACACTGAGCGTTGATACACTCACAAGCGATGTACGGGACTACCAGCTGCAGGTCAGGTGTATGGCCGCAGAAAATATGCTGGTTGCGGCAAATGGTATGCTGCTGGCCGGACAGGTCAGCAAGACCGGATTGAAAATGTACAGATACGGGGAAGAAGTCGAGTTCAGACGGGGAGACGATCTGGTTGGCCGGTATTATCTCCAAAACATCAAGCGGACAGGGAATTATACATATAGAATCAGTGCCGTCTCGTCGATTGGTTTGCTGCTGACTGATACGTACTATGGAGGGATTTATAGCGGGATTACAGTCGCGGAACTTGTGTCCGACATCATCAATGGCACAATAAGGTATACGCTGGACGCATCCCTCGCATCACAGCCAGTTTATGGGTGGCTCAAGAAAAGTTCCAGGCGGGACGCACTGAAGGAAGTGCTTTTCGCTATGGGCGGACAAATCCGCAAGGACAAAAATGGAGATATTGTCATCGCGCCGCAATCCTCTAGTGATCCCTATGAGATCGCGGCAGATGATTTGTATCAGGGGGGGGACGTTGCGGGTCTATCCCCTGCATCCGCTGTAAAACTAACAGAGCATACATTCATCGCGCTCCCGGGGAATGAGGAAGTCACACTGTTTGATGGGGAAGCTGCAGCAGAGCCGATTATTACTCCTGCGGGCAGGCGCGTAATGGGAGTCTTGGTGGACTTTTCTGAGCCTTTCCATGATTTAAAGGCGGACAACGTTACGATTTTGGAATCTGGTGCGAATTATGCAGTGCTCGGGCAGTCGTCATCTGCGGTCCTGACAGGCAAAAAATATGCCCGCACGGAGCGTGTGCTTACTGCTTCTGCCAATACCGGTTCATCTCCAAATGTAGTGACGTCCAACTCTTGTACAATCGTTAATCTCTTAAATGCCGAAAACGTCCTGAATCGGCTTGCCGCGTACTATGGAGCCGGAAAAAGCACGTCGGCGGATATTGTTTTGACCATACAGCGCCCTGGCGATGCTGTGTCGCTTTCGGACCCCTTTGGCGAGAAAACGGACGGATATATCTCGGAGTTGGATTTGTCTGTATCAAACAGGATTAAGGCCCGGGCCACAATTATTTCCGGGTACATTCCCACTGCATCGGGCAACTACTACGAGCACGTGGCGGTCCTGACGGAGGACACCGAATTTGTCATACCGCCGGAGTGCAAGGGCAAGGCCCGGGTGGTGGTGATCGGCGGCGGGGACGGCGGCGGTCTTGGAAGCCCTGGCGAAGAGGGCGGCGACGCGTCCCCCGATAAGTACGGCACCGCCGGTGAGGGCGGCGCGCCGGGCACACCGGGCAATGGCGGAAAGATCTATGTGGAAACCATCCAGGCATCGCCCGGACAGCGCTTTGCGGTAAAGATCGGCAAGGGCGGAAAAGGCGCGACCGTGGACACGGAGGCCGAGCCGGGCGGGGAGACCGCCTTCGGCACGCTCTCCTCCGCCAATGGCCGGAGTTCGCCGGAGGGCTACGTCAATCTCTTTGACGGCTCGATCTATGGCGATATCGGTATTGACGGCATCCCGGGCGGACGGGGGTCCGGCGCCGGAGAGAGCGGTACAGAGGTTGTCCCCGGCGAGGATGTGGAGTACAAAGGGGAGACATACCACCCGGGCGAACAGGGCGAGAAGAAAGTGTCCGGGGACACCTACGCACTGGGCGGTCTTGGCGGCGGTGCTGCTGCCGGAGCACCCGGCGGCAACGGCGAGCGCGGATCGCTTACCAATAACCCGGGCGGCACCATATTTGCAGACGGCGGACCCGGCGGAAAAGGCGCTGTGCCGGTCAAGGCGGACAACGGAATCCACCGGGGACAGGGCGGAGGAGCCGGACATGGCGGCGGAGGCGGCGGTGGAGGCGGCCCCGCCAAAAGCGAGGACGGCAGCAATTACCAGTGGCCCGGAGACGGCGGGTCTGGCGGCGAGGGCGGCGGTGGAGGCGATGGCGCTCCCGGCCTGGTGCTGGTTTATTATTGAGGAGGTAACATGGCACATACCACAGAAATTATGGTCAACGGCATCCTGACCCAGGTGACGGAATTTGACCACTCCGCCCAGGAGATCGACGACACCGTAGACGCTCTGGGCGGGGCAAATACGCCACAGGAGGCGCTTGCCAACCTGGGGGCTGGGGTGCGGCCGAACCTGTTGGACAATTGGGATTTCCGCGCAGGGCATGTTGTGAACCAGCGAGGACAGACATCCATTAGCAAACCAGACCTTTTGAACGACAGGTGGAGAATTTACAGATATGCGTCAGGGACGGCAACATTAACAGACAATGGGATAAACCTGACCGGAGATTTTGATTTCGGACAAACCATCGAAAGCGGCCGATTGCCAGATACACCAAATATTCCGGTCACGATATCCGCACTATTCGGTGATAGGACATTCGTATCGAAAACGTCAGTACTGAACAATAATGGGGAATTGGAAACAATCGCCGCCCCTGTAAGTTCCAATGTTCACTTGGCATTTATTCGGAATTGGAATGAGGGCGGGAAAAACATCGATCTGTTGTTTTTCTGGATTTCAAATGGAAGCATCACCCCTGTTGCTGCAAAACTGGAAACGGGCTCGACCCAGACCCTCGCTTACCATAAAAGCGATGGAAAGTGGGAACTCCTCCCGCAGCCGGAGAGTGATTATGCGACGCAGCTTAGGAGGTGCAAACGGTACTATGAATCTTCCACGTCCTCTTGGACAATTCCGGCCAACCTGACAATGATGGTCCCGTTTGAGGTGGAAAAAAGAATTGTACCAACCGTCACTATCGAAAATGTATCAGGTGGTAGCGCAACATTTGATTATGTTGGGACCGGATGTTTTCGGGTAATCAATCCAACCCAGCAGCCGCACGACTTCCGCTGGCAAGCGTCTGCGGAACTGTGAGGGAAAATATGAATAAAGAAAACTACATCGTATACGCCCGCACAGACGGGCGGGATCGAATCCTTGAAGTCAATTCCAGCGCGTTTTTGACAGATGCGGCTGGCTGGACAGCCATTGACGAGGGGCTGGGTGACAAATACCACCACGCCCAGGGGAACTATTTCCACAAAACCCTATACACCGAGGACGGCATCCCACGGTATAAGCTGGAGGACGGCAAAGCGGTGGATCGCACGACGGAGGAGATCGAGGCGGACCGGGCGGCAATCATCCCTCCTGCGCCCTCTGCGCTGGAGCAGCTCCGGGCGGACGTGGATTTCCTGGCGATTATGCAGGGGGTGGAGTTATGAATGTAGAGGAGCTGGCCCGAAAGTATTATCCAACGCTTTGGGACAAGCAGCGCATCGAGGCGCTGGTGGCGGCGGGGCGTCTGAGCCGGGAAGCGGCTGACACAATCATGGAAGGAGAGAAGAAAGAGTGAGCTATCGAATCGCGGAATATCCGCAGGACAAATACCGCTTCCGGATCTACGACAACACCCGGCGGCTCACCTGGAAGCAGATCCAGGCGGAGCAGGGGCCGGACTGCGTGGGCGTTGTCAACCTGGCCTATTTTGGCCTGACCAATTTCTCCCACCAGAGCGCCATCATGATCGGAGGAACCTGGGGACTCAAACCCAAATACCACGAGTACGGCGTCTTGATCGACGAGGCGGGCCATCTCACGCTTGGCACCGAGGACCAGGCCGTCTACGACTACGCCATCGGCTGTCCGCCGGTGGATATCAACGGCCGTCGGTACACTGACAAGGACGGCGGGCGCAACGGCTGGACCTATACCGGCGTCAAGGCGGACGGAACGGTGGTAGTGCTGTTGTGCTCCAAAGACACGCCGGAGACCACGGACGCCCTGGAGAAGGCCCTCCGGGCGCGTGGGTGCGTCCACATCCTGCGGTGGGATGGATCCTGGTCCTCCCAGGGCACCCTGGGACCGGGACTGGATGTGACGCCCAGCCAGCGGCGCATCTGCCGTTCCTGGCTGCTGATCTACAAGCGAAAAGGCGGCGCAGAACCGCCGGACAAGGAGGACACCATGAGCACACAGTACACGGTCACGCCGTCCATCGGCGTAAACATCCGCAGCGGCCCGGGCACGGGCTATGGAAAGACAGGGGCCTACCCCCGGGGCAGCGTGGTCACCGTTCTGGAGGAGCGGGACGGCTGGGGCAGGACGGATAAGGGCTGGGTCTCTCTGGCCTATCTGGAGGCCGTGGATGGTCCTCAGAGGGCCACTGACACGGGTCTCACCATCCAGGAGCATATCATCTCCGACGGGCGCAAAAACCGGCCGGGCAGGGACACCAACCCGGGGACCTATATCACCATCCATGAGACCGGTAACGCGGCCAAGGGCGCCGACGCCGCGGCCCACGGGGACTACCTGGACAGCGACGCAGGGGAGCGCGGTATGGTGAGCTGGCACTACACCGTGGACGACCACGCCATCCTCCAGCACCTGCCGGATACCGAGACGGCCTACCACGCCGGAGACGGGGCCAAGGGCCCCGGCAACACCAAGAGCATCGGCATCGAGATCTGCGTGGACGCGGGCGGGGACTTCGAGAAGGCCAAGCGGAACGCTGCCAGTCTGGTGCGCCTCCTGATGGCGGAGCACAGCATCCCCCTGGAGCGGGTGGTGCAGCACCACCACTGGAACGGCAAGGACTGCCCTAAGACCATCCGGAACACGCCCGGCGGCTGGGCCGCCTTCCTGAAGCTCTGCGAAGGGAAGGAGCCCCCGGTGTCCAACTTGGACGCCGACGTGGAGGAACTGGCCCAGGCCGGGATCGTGACCAGCCCGGACTACTGGAAGACGGGCGGCGGCTATTCGGACGCCAACGTGGTGTGCCTCATCCACGCCATGGCGGAGTACATCAGAAAGGAAAGATAAGAGTATGGAACTGAACGAGTTTTTCACCTGGGAGTACCTGGCCACCTTCGCCGGGTGCATGGCGGCCACGGGCCTGGTGACGCAGATGGTCAAGGGCGCGCTGGATAAGGTGGTGAGCATCCCCACGCAGCTGCTGGCCTGGATGGTGGCGGTGGTGATCCTGGTGCTTGCGCAGCTCTTTACCGGCACCCTGACCGTCAGCACGGGCGTGTTGAGCCTGCTCAACGGCATTGCGGTGGCATCCGCCACCAGCGGTACCATCAGCGGAGTCAAGCGCATTGTGCGGGGCAAAGAGGAGGGCTGATGCCCGTGGAGTGGGTAGGGTCACTGATTTCCGGCACAGCTGTTGTCCTAGTTGCAATTATTGAAGCAGCAGCGGCCCGCGAGCGGAAACGCGTCAAGGCAGACAACCAAAAGGGTGAGGCTCTCATGAAGGGAGTGCAGGCCCTGCTCAGACGCGAAATCATTGCCGAGTACAACCACTATACAGAGCAAGGGCATATACCGATCTACGGGATAGAAAACGTGCTGGATATGTATAACGCCTACAAGGCGTTAGGCGGGAATGGGATGGCGACAAAGCTGGTGGAGGCCCTAAAACAGCTCCCCACAGAGCCGCCGGACGACGAAAGATTAACTATTAAAAGTCAACCCGAAAATGAATGGTGGTGGTAAAAAGAGATGGCTCAAAAAGGGTATAGCAAAGCCGAGGTCTTTACGGACCCCTGCTGGCTATTCGAGTAGTTGCACTCAAGCCGCTAAGTAATATGTCCGCCTGGATTTCTCCATGACAAATATCAGACGAACCAACTTTTTGGCAGCGTGAGAAAGAGCGACATTGTAGTGCTTGCCCTCCGCCCGCTTCTTAGCAAGATAGGCAGCAAAGGTCGGGTCCCAGTGGCAGACATACTTGGTCGCGTTGTAAAGGGCGTAGCGCAGGTATCGAGAGCCACGCTTTTCCATGTGTGGGTAACAATTCTTGAGCTGCCCGGACTGGTAAGTAGAGGGAGACATCCCGGCATAAGCCAATAGCTTGTCCGGGGAATCAAAACGGGTGAAGTCGCCAACCTCAGCAAAGATCATGGCGGCCATTCGGAATCCAAGCCCCGGGATCGTGGTAATGGGAGAATTAAGTTCATCCATAATAGCTTGAATCTGCTCTTCAATTTCAACGATTTCGTTGTCCAGCTCTCGGATGAGCCGGATGGTGTGCTGCAATTCAAGAGACTTGGCGGGCATCCAGGAGCCAATAGAGTTTCTGGCAGCATCTCGGATTTTAAGAGCCATGTCCCGCTTGTAGTGGCCTTTGGAGGCGGTTTCGAGCAGTGCTTTCAGCCTCGTCAAATGGGCAGCGGCAATCTGTTTGGCACCGGGAAGCTCCGCCAGCAGGGCGTAGACAGAGGCAATATGTAGAGACGGAACGAGCTTTTCCAGTTCGGGGAACAGGATGCAGACCAATCGGGAAATAGAGCTTTTCAGCTTGGCGCGTTCTTTCACCTTGTCAAAACGGTATCTGGTCAGTGACTTTAGCTCCTCATTGTGGTATGCTGTGTCCGTGTAGGGTTTGAGGCCCGCATCGGATAACAGCATAGAAGCAATCGTTCGTGCATCCACCCGGTCAGTTTTGGTCTTTCTAAGGCTAAGGCTCTTTCGGTAAAGGTTTGTGCGTAAGGGGTTCAAGACATAGGTGGGGAGACCGTTGTCAAGAAGAAACCCAAGCAGATTGTAGCTGTAATGTCCGGTTGCCTCAAGCCCTACTTTCATTTTGTCCTGTGGTGTGGTGCAGTCCTGGATTCTCTGCAACAGGCAGTTGAACCCATCCATTGTATTGGGGATAGTGAATCCATCCACCAGGACTTCACCCTCCGAACTGAGAATGAAGCAATCATGCTTATCCTTTGAGACATCAATACCAACAGAAACTACCATAGAAACCCCTCCAGCGGTTAGATTTGTGATGCTTCATCCACAGTGCACCTTACTTTTGTAGCCTTGTTCCACATAAACCGTCTGGCGGTATTTAACTGATTAACAAAAGTGTAAGGGGCTGTGGTTGGAACCTTTCGTGAACCATCTTGTGGTAGGACGGTGACACCAATCCACAGCATCCCTTACAGTGTAGCACACAGCCCTTGGAGAGGGGCTTTAATCACTACTACTCTATAATACAAGGACGTGACCAAATGAGCGCAAGAGTGAAGTTACCGGAACCGCTGGACAAGCTCTTGCGCTCTCAGCTGGAGAATGCGATTCGCGAGTCGGCACTCCACGAAGATGATGAGCTGATTGCTCGGCGTCGAATTATTGACAAGTGGGGGCAAATAGATGTAGCAGCAGAACTTGGGTGGTATCGTGGAGCAGTGGCCGCCCATGAGAAACGCATATTTCAGAGAGTGTCCGAAGTCGCCAGACAGCTCTACACAAATCAAGCATAAATTACACATAAGCCCGGCTGGAATCAACCCCAGCCGGGCTTATTTTTTGCGACAATATAAGCAAGGAGGACGTGAGGATAAAGGGCTGTACACGTCGCAGTCCTCCTCACGGACTTCCTTATTTTTATAGACAAGGACGTGTTTGATATGACTCCAATTGAAAGGATGGTTGCCGCCGGTCTATCCAGAGAGTGCGCAAGCGAGGCCGCAATATGGTATATGACGCAGGGCGATGACAAGGGACTGGAAGCGTATGTGGTAGCTTTGGAGGTACGCCATGGCATACATACAGCACAATGAGAACCCGGCCGGCCGCAATGTAGGAGATTGCACCGTGCGGGCCATCGCAAAAGGACTCGGCCAGAGCTGGGAAGAGACCTATGTGGGGATCGCCCTGCAAGGATATGTGATGCGCGATATGCCGTCGGCCAACCATGTGTGGGGTTCCTACCTCCGCAGCCACGGCTTTGCCCGGGACATGATCCCCAACTCCTGCCCGGACTGTTACACCGTGGCCGACTTTGCCGCGGAGCACCCGCAAGGCACCTACATCCTGGCCCTGTCTGGTCATGTGGTGTGTGTACAAAACGGAGACTGGATCGACACCTGGGACAGCGGCGGGGAAATCCCGCTCTACTACTGGCACAAGGAGGCATAACCAATGAGCTATCCCTACTATGGCTATCAGCAGCCGCAGATCTACCAGCCGCCTATGGCGGACCAGCTGGCACAGCTCCGGGCGGGGCAGTATCAACCCATGCCCCAGCAGATGCCTCAGCCCCAGCCCATGCCGCAGCAGGGCGGGCAGAGCATGGTTTGGGTGAACGGCGAGGCGGAGGCCATGGCCTATCTGGTTGCCCCAAACAGTGCCGTGGCGCTTTGGGACAGCAACTCACCCACCATCTACCTCAAGCAGGCGGACGCCAGCGGCAAGCCCTCTCTCAAAGTGTATGACCTTGTGGAGCGTTTCAGCGGGTCCAGGACGGCCAAAACAGAGCAGACCGTGGAATTTGCCACAAAGGCAGACTTGGACGCCCTGGCGGCCCGTGTGGACGCGCTGGCGGCCCCGAAAACGGCCACCAAGAAAAGCGTAAAGGAGGATGCGGAATGAATCCCTTTTTCAATGCAATGGGCGGTGGAAATCGTCAGCCCAATATTGTGCAGCAGTTCCAGCAGTTTATGAATCAGATGCGGGGGAAAGACCCCAACGCTATGATACAAGAGACGGTTTCATCTGGACGTATTTCCCAGGACCAGCTCAACCAGATCCAAAAGCAGGCCCAGCAGATGTCGGGCATGTTTGAGGGGATGCGGGGAATGTTTGGCAAGTAATCAAAATCCCGGCCGGATTTTGAAAATAAAAACAAAAGGAGAATTTACATGAGTCTTTCTTCTGATGGCGGCACCGTGATGACGATGCCGGTTCAGCCCGCCTATCAGGGCGGCAACGGCGGTATGTGGGGCGGAGACTGGTCCTCTTGGATCATCCTGTTTCTAATTTTCGGTATGTTCGGCGGCTGGGGCGGCTATGGCGGCTTCGGCAGAGGAAATGGACCTGGCTTCCAGGGCTACGCCACCCGCGCCGACATCAATGAGGGGTTTGCCCTGAACAACCTCCAGAGCGGCATCAACTCCGTCCAGCAGGGCATCTGCGACAGCACCTACGCCCTGAACAACGCCATTACCAACGGCTTCCACGGGGTTGACAGCGCGGTCTGCAACCTGGGCTACCAGCTCCAGGATTGCTGCTGCCAGACCCAGCGGGCCGTGGACGGCGTCAACTACAACATGGCGACTCAGGCCGCCGGTATCCAGAACGCCATCCAGGGCGTGCGGTACGATACGGCGACCCAGGCGTGCGACACCCGCAACACCATCCAGACCAGCACCCGGGACATCATCGACAACGCCAACGCCAATAGCCGCGCGATCCTTGATCTGTCTCTTATACACATCTGACGCTGCC